GGCATGCCAGACATACGAGCACAAAAAGAACGTTTACGGGCACCGCCTTCAGGTTGTGGTGCTTTTAAATGCGAACCAGTAGCTGCATTATATTTAGCACGACCTTTGGCGGTAAGCCCAGCGCCCTTAGATACAGGCAACTTTTCACCACGACCAACTGCAAGCGAGACACCTTTTTTCTTAGCCATAGAACACTGTTGCATAAGCTACGTTGTTCATATAAGTATACAAACCAATACGGCACTGCATACCTTCGCCTGGAACTGATACTTGCTGTGAAGAAGTCTGCCCAGTTAACGTATTTAGTTGTAGCAAAAACCGTTGTGGGTACTGATATCTTGAGTCACCGCCAGGATAAGCAACTACGTATTGGCAAGCTGTACCGCCTTGGATAGTTCCAGAGTTAATATCAGTAATAGTAAAAGTATTTGCATCAGTAACAGTAATTGTAAAGTTACCATCAGTAGCAGAATTTCCACTAGCTACACTAAAACCAATACCAATTAACGTACCTGTTTTTAATCCATGAGCACTAGAAGTTACAGTAATAGTAGTGCCTGAACGGGCATAAGTAGCACTTGTTGGCGCAACTTTAGTGTCAAACATAGCTATGGCACCTGACTGACTACCAGAAGGTGAAAAAGTAATGTTTTTAAGTCTGCAAGGGGCTTGCAGGGACATAAACCCAGATTGTGTTAAATGCGACGATAGTACGTCGGTTTGCATTGTCATAATTAATCTCCTAAAGATTTAAGTGGGTTAGGGAAAACCCTAACCCGTAAGATTAATTAAACTGCTTCTTCGCCGTAGATAGCGTCAGCTACAAAATACTCGATCCAACCAGATACAGTACCAGAAGCAGAAGTGTTAGCAGCAGAAGTAATGACAACTAAGTTAGTTGCGTTAGCTACAGCACCCATGTTTGCTCCAGCAGTAGCTGAACTAGTAGAAATAGCTGTACGAGTTGTTGCTAGTGCATTAGATAAAATACCTGTTGGTACGTTTGTACCAAGAACAGTGGTTTGGCCAGGGCCTACACCAGATAATGGGGTAAAGCCCATATTAATATTACCTGTACCAGTAGTGTTAATAATAACGCTGGTAACTACGGCATTTGCTGGCAGAATAACTGCAGAATTAGCCAAAGAAGAAGATACTACTACGTTAGCAGAGGCTGCTGCGTTAGCAATATAGAAAGGCAGAGCCATTTTCATGGATCCTGCGCCTGCGGTGCGAGTTTGATCTCCACCAGTTGAACGCCATACTGACGATGTGGTTGCTGTTGTCATAACAAATTGTCCTTCATACAAAGATCAACCCGTCAATCGTGTATGCGTCTGCTGGGGCAGTTTGACAGGTCATTCACCCAGTTTCCATAAGTTTACCTGTTTTTTAGGATTGTGCAAGGATTTTAGGTAAAATAATTAACGGGGGTAAGGTTTGGGGAGGCTCAAGCTTTTTGTTGCGCAACACCCCCACCAAATAAGGAATGTGATGAGTTCTTGGCTTATTATTGTTACAGGTGTAATCTACGCTTATATATCAGTAGAGCAAGGTTATAAAGGAAATATTGGTATGGCTATTTGCTATGCTGGATATGCTTTAGGTAACGTAGGTCTTTATATGATGGCTACAAAATGACAACGATTGTTGGTGACTGGAGAAGAAAAGTATTAGTTTCAGATAGTCAGTTCACAGATTCTGATGCTGGCATTAAATACTTTGAAGAAAAAATATTTCCAATAGATGGCGGTTGGCTTGGTGTTGCTGGCAACTATTGTGACGTAGAAAAAGTTTTAGAGTACTTAAACAAAAAAAGTAAAATAAAACCTAAATTAAAATCCGATAGTTCATTTATAAAACTAACTAAAGACGGTTTATTTTCCTGTGGGGACGATCTTGAATGGGAAAGAGTAAGAACTTTTATGGCTATTGGTTCTGGGGCTATGGCAGCAGAAGTTTGTTTACGTATGGATTTAACAGCAGAAGAAGCAGTAAATTGGGCTTGTAATGTAGATGCAAATAGCAGCGGGCCAGTTAAAACTTATTCTTTAGATGGTAAAGATGCCTTATAAAGATCCGGAATTAAAGAAAAAGAAACATAAAGAGTATAGTCGTAAGCACTATGAAGGAAATTATGCTAAGCGTCGAGAAGCAATTAATGCTCGGCGTAAAAAGTTAAAGGGCGAATGGGACGAATTTAAAGCTACGCTTAAATGCGCTAAATGTGGTTTTGACCACCACGCCGCACTAGATTTTCACCACGAAGACCCAACTACAAAAGAAGGTAACGTAAACCGCTACGTATCTAATGCTCAATATAAAAGAGCATATGAAGAAATTAAAAAATGCATAGTCCTATGCGCTAATTGTCACCGCATTCACCACTACGAAGAAAAAGTTACCGCTCGGTAACTATTAACTTAAAAACCCCCACTATTAACTTAAAACTTCCCGAACGGGAAGAAAAAAAACCCAGCCTTGTGAGCTGGGTTCTCAGAGACTCAGGAAGTGCTAATTAAGCACCTGCTGAACCGTACATTCCGAGTGGATCGGACCAGCCGAAGCTGTAACGCTCACGAGACTTATAACGTACGTTACCGGTGTCGAAGTCGCCGTCCATTGAGTTCTGTAAAGGAACACGAACGAAGTGCTTCATACCGTTAGGTACATCAGTAGTCAAGAACCAAGCATTGGTGTCTGTCAAGAAATGGTTAATTGCATAACCTTCTGGAATAGAACCGTTGTTCTTGAGTGCGTTGATGTCGTTGTCGTTAGTACCAACACGGAGTTCAGTTTCGAGCAAACGAGTTGCAACGAACTGGAGTGAAGGAGGAACAACTAACTTACGTGGTTTAGCAGCAATCAAAAGTGAACGCTCATCTGTCCACAAGCTGATTTGAATAACGGCGGCTTCCAAAGAAGTTTCGTTTAAGTCAGCAGGTGTAGAAGGAATGTTACTGTTGGTACCACCAGAAACCAATGGGTGTGCGCTAGAGAACAAAGGAACGCCATCACCGCCGTTGTAGCCAGAAGTGAAGCCGTTGTTCAATACAGCAGCAGCTTTAACTTGCTTGGTATAAGCCATGGAACGAGCAAGCGCTTTAGTATAACGAGCAGACAAAGAGTCATACAAGTTATCTTCAATTGCTTCTTCGGTCAGAGAGAAGCCCTGAGCGATTGTTTCATGGTTGTATCGAGCAGTCCATGCTTCTTGACCATTGTCATAAGCAATCGGTGCGCCTTCGTTTTTAACTGGGGCAGCACTAAAGCCTGACAATTTGGTTTCTTCTTCGAAAGAACGCTCAGAAGTCTCTGTTTCATAAACTTCTTTATGTTCTTCACCATAGCGAGCATATTCCAAACCGAACAATGCGTTCAAGCCTGGGAGCAACTCTTTTAGTAGTTGGGCACGAGAAATAGCCATTTAAAATACTCCTTAGCTTAAGTTAGTGCCGAGTGGGTTGTTGTACTGATGTGTGTTAATTTTCACGATAACTTCGCAGAAAGTCGTGGCAGTAACGTTTGTATCAGGAACAACAGCGATCACACGGAATGGGAGGGAAGATGTATTCGCACCGGATGCAGCAGTGACAAATGCGCCAGAATCACCGGTAGTGGTAGAACCAGTACCCATGTTGTAGGACATATTTGTACCAACAGCAGCGGCAGTAACAGTTGTAACTACGCCATTAGCGTAAGCAACAGCTACTTTGAATGCAGCCAAAGGATCATCAACTACATAAGCAATAGCGCTAGTCACAGATGTACCTGGGTAGTACTGTGCCTGAACTGTTTGACCTGTGGAATTGACATATTGGCAACCAACGAAAACACCAACTGGATTACCAGAAGTGATTGCGCCAGAGCCAGCGGATTGAATTGTGCCACCATTGACGATAACAACAGTATCACCGTTATAGATTGCAGTATTGTAATTGCTTGCAATAGGAATCTGACGGATCGCACCGGCGTATGGCAAGCCATCCACACGGTTTACTGCTTTAAAGCCATAGGGAGCGCTAACAATAGGATAAGCCATTATTTAACTCCTAAATTAATAAAATTTAACTACCTTTGCCAAAGCTAGTCGTAGATTTCCGCTCATTAAAGAGAGGCATCCTTGGGTCACTTTGACGCATAAGAGTGTTGTCAACAGAATCCGTCTGTGCTTGTGCTTGCTTGCTGTAATAATCATTACGCTGCTTCACAAACTCTTCTGGAGTTTTGCATAACAACAAACCACCGATTTCAATATTGTCTTTAAAACGACTATTGGCATCGACTAGCATTTGAAACTTGGGTTGTTCTTCAACCTTAACTGGTTCCCAACCTTCTCTGAGTTTGGCAGATAAGTTACGTGGGTCAGCATTATTTAAGGATGAAACACGAATCCATCGATACGCATATCCTGCCTGTTTGTCTGGTTCGGGCAAGAGTTCTGGCGGTGCCCAATGCGAAGGGCGCACATCCAATTCACGACTATCTAATTCACGGGTCAATCTTTTTTCAGCCATTTGAAGCCTCCAATTTTTGTTGTTCACGAGCATATACTTCGGGCGTTAGGCCCAATTTTTTAATTAAGGCCATCTGCGTCTGTTTTAAACGTACCTGTTTGGAGGACGTAGAACGAGTCGCCGGAGCTACAACCGTGCTGGGCTTCGCTTTTGCAGGGGCCGTTTGGGGCTCCCGATCTGGCTCAGCTTGACTACCTTCCAGGGTTTCAAAGTACTCTGGAAACTTTCTGCGCATTGTTTTGTCAATGTGCTTGAAGTATTGATCTGTACCTACCACATGGGCACCGTACTCATCAACTAACTCTTCGTGAACCCCAACAGCAAAGTTTGACATAGCTTTTTTGGAGCCATACCATGGATTTTCATCCAGCCAAGATTGAGTTTTTGGGTCAACCTTAGGCCGCTGTTGTTCCACTTGAGGACTTTTTACCGCATTTTCTTCTGATTGTAAAGAAATATTTGGTTTAAATTTCTTAGCACTATCAAATTTAATCTGCGCTTTCATTAATTCAGACTGTGCTTCAGCGATTCTTTCTGAATCACCAGACTCAATTGCGTCTTTATAAACACGTTTTGCTTCTTGAACTTCGGCTTTTGCGGCCGCTTTTGTAGACTCAGTTAGCTCTTTTGACCCAGTTTTAAGGATTTCTTTGAGGCGTTTGTTCTCCTCAACGAACCTTTGGGCAAGTGCAATGGCTTCCTGTTGCTCACGCATAGCTGCTTCTTTAGCACGACGCTCATCATTCCAGACCTTTTTATATTGCTTTAAACGCTCTTTTTGCGCTTTGAGGTCATCTAACTCTTCATCGTCATCAGCTTCTAGCTTCTTAACAATTTCTTCAGGCATCGGTTTTTTATTCCGATCCTCTGGTGGGGTGTCATCCTCGATAATAAATTCAAAATCATCGCCAGCATCTTTGGCTTTGATCTCTACCTTTGCAGGTGCTTCATCAGGAAATGCAAAATCTTCTTTTTCAAATTCAGCCATTTGGGGCCTCCTTAAATGAACTTACGGGTTATGCCACGTGGGTCTTGGACCACTGCTTCTACCGTATCGTCGTTGATAATCCGGAACTCTTTGCCATGAATGACAAGGCGAGTACCAGCGTTTGGGCGAACTAAAACGAAATCACCTGGCTTACAATATGGGCCGTTGGGGAAACGTTTGTCGTCTTTGTAGCAGTCCGGACCTAACTCAACTACAAATAAAACCGTAGATAAAATCTCGTCCTTCTTGATTAAATCGTCAGGCTTATACAACTCACTGCCATCAAATTGTTCTTCTACTTGCGGTATTGCACACAGAATGCGGTATCCCGATGGTGTCGGAAGTTGCTTAGCTCTATCCTCAATAGGGATATTTTCTTCTCTGTTAATTTTTGGCATTGGGTTGCCAAGTGCATCGGTAATGATTATTTCTCTACTATCGGGGTTTGAGCCGATAATTAGTTCACTCATCAGAGTTCTCCAGTCGTTGTTTAAGGTCACTTAGTTGAA